AGGCCTATGAGTTTCTCGATATTCCGGCTGTTCCTCTCGTTCGCCTCCGCGTTTTGCTTGCCTTGCGCCGTTAGATCATGTATGATATCTAGCAGTTCCCTTGGATTAAAGCCGTCACCTATTTCTTCCGGGATATCCACTGATCGTGCGGGTGGAACGTCAGAGGTTAGCATATCACCAACACCTGTAAGAAGCCATGCAATATTTAGATCTGGATAAATAGAAGATATTTTATCCAATGATGTTCTTCTGATACTATCTCCTATATTATTTACAAATCCAGTAGATAAACCCACTTTTTTCTCAAAGCCACCTTGACTAATACCTATATAGGCAAGAAATGATATTAATCTTTCCTTCGTCGTCATGCTAATATTTTTTATACCCTCTTGCATACTAGAAGAATCTTCATATTTAATATGAAATACCTCATGTATCTTTTTCTGCATAGACTCGTTATAGGGAACACGACCATTTATCATATCAGATAAATATGTACTCTTGACTCCCAATCTTTCAGATATCTGAGCTTGATTGATAGAAAATTCATATTTTATTTTATCTATCAACCTCTTAAATTCTTCATTTACTGGCATAAAACATAATTTAACTATTACTATATGAAAATAATTCATATCGTCATATCTATATATGAAATAAATTCATATATTTGCATCATCAAAACGTTACAAAGATACGCAACCTTAGTTTAAGGATCAATAGCACGAACGTATCAAAGCGATCTTTATTTGTTGGTTAAATTCTCTATGGTACGAGAAAGATATTCTATAGTCTTTTGTTGACTTTCAATAATTCTCAAAAGATTGTCATTAGCCAAAGACTTATCCATATCGAATGATATACCTGTAATACCTGATATTTCATTTAGATATTCATCTTTAAAATACTTAGCATTAAGACGACTATTTAATGTTTGAGCTGTAATGCCTAATTTTTTTGCTAAGTCTGTCAAAACAACACCGTTGTTCAATAACATTTCTCTTACATCTTTCCCTGTCATAAAGCTAAATAAAGTTAAAATAAAGAATAAACCATCCAAATAAAGAAAACATAAAGACTAATTCTTTATATTTGCACAGTGTAACGCTACAAAGGTACGTTACTAAAAAGTAAAGTGCAATAGCATATACGTGTTAAAATGAGTTCTATAACATGTTTCCACCTTAGTACCCGCCGAAAGGGGGTTAAAACGAAAGGATATAAAGACATAAGGCATGAGAGCGTAATAGCGGAAACGCCGGGATTTACGCAGGGATGCCGAAATATATCGCAAGGTTGGAAGTCCTTGCGCAGTAATCAACTATAAAAGCTCCAGACCGTCTCGATTCGGTTAAGTATCAAATGGTAAAACATTACTGGAGCACAAATATTTTAAACAAACAAATATGGAAAAAGAGATAATTATTGATGAAAATTACAAGACTACAAGCCTTTTTGATAGGATGAAAGTCGGGGATATATATAAGGTACCATATGATCCCAGCCGACATAACGGCATCAAGTCAGAAGCATCCAGACGCAATAAATACGCCCGGTTGAGCAATGAGCTCAAAGGCATACAGGATATCAAGTTTAGAGTATCAGAGGCCGTATATCCGGGATTCACGTCCATTATACGAATAAAGTAAAGAGTCATGGAAAGGGTATTCACCGAGTTAACCGAGGAATGTGATTACACGGCCCAGTATTACGCCGTGGGATTCGAGAAAAAGGAGATAGCCGAGAAAAAACACAGGTCGTTGCATACGATCATAAACCAGCTAAGGACGGCTTTCGAGATACTTGGCGTAAGAAACGGAAGGGAATTGGCCATAAAGCTATGCGAGAGACTGTGCGATATAAAGGCTAACGTAAATATACAACAGATGGTTCATTCAGCCGTGGCGTGCGTCTTGCTACTTATCCTTTGCGTGGATTCTCATCTGGAAATGAGAAGGGCAAGGCAAAGGTGCCGGTGCATAGCTAGAATAGAGATATCCTCTAGGGCTTTTAGAGGCTGTAGAGGGAGGAATATAACATTATAACAATAATAATATGGAGAATATAGCGGAATTACCGGCAACCCAAGTGACAGCCGGACAACTAGCGGACTTGATCATATCAAGGCTAGCCACCCAAAAAGAAGAAGATCCATCCCGGAAGTACGTGAGGGGACTAGATTCCTTGGCGAAATTGCTCCAAGTAAGTACATCCACCATAGCGAGATACAAGAGGAAGGGAATTTTCGGGGATGCCATAAAACAAAATGGCAAATATATCCTAGTGGACGTAAAGCTCGCTCAGGAAAGGTTCTTTTCCAAAAAGACGAGACCACATTAACAAGTCTTCCGGCTTATGGTCTTATCGCACCTGTGACGCATAAGCCGGAAGAATCTACTTATAATAAAAATTCCCCCACCCGTCTATGATTCGGGTTTGAAACCGTTGGAGGTTGTGGGGGAGCTAATTTTTAACATTAAGGTATGAAAGAAAGAGAATTAAAGATGTGGTGCGTGGAGCAAGCCGCGAGATGCTGTTCCAATGAGACGAGATTGCTGAGATCGGCTGTTGAGATTTTTGATTGGATATCACAGCAAGAGGGTGATCCTAACGAATCACCCTCGACTGTCAAAAAAAGATACATACATGCTTATGTATCCGATGATGGTATTTTGTCATGGGTTTTCCAATAGGTTGTCGATGTTAAAAAACATCGTGTATCCACATTTTGGACAAACGAAAGTCAGAAAACGCATACTACCAGTTATATCGATATCATTAGATGTCAATACGCTGGATTCTAGGTTTACCGCTTTCATGGGGCCATTAACTGGCCCATCGTATCCACAATTAATACACGGTCTCCTGACTGAAAGTGTTGAGCAAATACGCTCAACTTGATTTTTTGTTAGTTTCATATGTTTGTTTTTTAATGTTTAGCGGCCTAAAGATAGGCAAATCCAGCCAAGACCGCAACTATTCCCGCCAAGAGAGCCTAAGACTCGCAGGTTCCGGAGCGAGACCGGAGGCGGGACGAAACCATTTGCACTGTTTGACATGTTTATGTGTAATAAAGCTACCAAGACCTTACAATACCGCCGTGAGGCAGGCAATTAGATATTAGTTATTATTAAACTGTGCCGGGGTGGGATTCCCCGGTAAACGGATGGGTAGACATTGAGCCAGCGTAATAGACGCATAGGGGTTGGAATCCCCTCCCATCCACAATCTTGTATCAATGAACGCACCACTCTATCCGAATTGAGGACGGATGTCGGGCCTGTCCGAAGATGGGAAAGCCGATAGAGTAGTAGATAAAAATGGTATGGTAAATCCGAAATGAGTCCAAAGAGTATTTATCGAGGTGGAGGTTCCACGAAATCATGTGGAATGTGACGGTGATGACATGGCGGTTCATAATGTTGGCGGCCCGGAAAGACGGGCAAACGCTCCCTTATCTCAGTAGGTAAGAGAAGCCGCCTCATAAGCGGAAGGTCGCCGGTTCAAGCCCGGCAGGGAGCACGTTTCACCCCTAGGGGTGCTTATTCAATCAATTATTTCACGAAAGTGCAACGCAGGTCTCCGTCCGTGAGGATATGAGGCCTTTTCCCCGAATTTTAAAAACAACAATATATATATGATAAAGAGAAACCAAGCATGGTTATGGAAGATATTCCGGGCCATAAAGAGCATTATCATCTTATCGCTAAGGATGATCGCAGCTACCATATTAGGGCTGATATCAATAGTGTCAATATTTGAGTGGTACGATAAGCCATTCAATATTCACCTCTTGATCCTAGCGATCATATCAATCTTTATTGTGGTACACCAAATAGTTATAATGACTTATGAGTCAGAAAAATGATTTCGGGGTGATATACGTGGTGCAAGCCCCTTCAAGGCCTAACCGATTCAAGAAGGACGATATCCTAGACGAGCTAAATTCTCTTAGCAAGGAAGAATTGATAGAGATAATAAAAGATATCATTAAACTAATAAACGATAAAAAATGAAGACATTCGAAGAATTAAAAGAAGATCTGCTTGAACGGGCTAAAAAACATCACGCTTGCCAAGATGGATACAGTATGGGGTTAAACGCAAAAAGCAAACAAGACTTGCTGAAAGCGATAACCGATAATTGGTATTGGGTCTTGAGTACGTCCAAGATGATTGACGCAAATTACCTAGAAAAAAACTTTACTGAGGAGGAATTAACCGAAGCTGGCATTTACACAAGAAAAGAACACACCTCTAATGCTAAATCATTTGCTTGCGGCTCTGCCACGGTCGAGGCTTACGGCTCTGCCACGGTCGAGGCTTACGACTCTGCCACGGTCGAGGCTTACGGCTCTGCCACGGTCAAGGCTTACGGCTCTGCCACGGTCAAGGCTTGCGACTCTGCCACGGTCAAGGCTTACGGCTCTGCCACGGTCAAGGCTTACGGCTCTGCCACGGTCGAGGCTTACGACTCTGCCACGGTCGAGGCTTACGATAACTCATATGTTGAGGATTGCACTGGGAACATAAATGCAGTTTCCGATCATGGAATAGTCAAAGATTACTACAATCATAAGATATATATAAAGAAAGGAAAATTCGAGATTATCGAGATCGAATAAATTCAATTCCTTGCTTATCGATGGAGAGCATGAGAGACATCTACATCAAAGACCCCGACGGCGAACCGGAGTACGACGGGGAGGAAGACAACGAGGAATATGAGGAGAGCATGGAGGAGCTTAGGTTCCTATGTGATTCATATAATTGGTAACATCCCGCCCTTACGAGGTGCAACCCCG